CAAGCAGTTCAAATAGAATACCTGTATTTTTAAACTTGCTATGTTTAAGTTTACTCATCTTAAACCTTATCTATTACTATTCCAATTAATAAATATACAAAAACTCATCAAATCGTGTCTTCAAGAAGATTTGATTCATCTAAAAGTCCACTTTCTTTCTTAACATCATCACCCAACGACTCTTGTAGAATTGATGGAGATTTGGTTTTTACCTTTTTTAAAGATGTTTTCAAAGCAGCAGCACTCTCGTATGCGAGTGGTGAGTTTTTATATTTGTGATAGGTTGTCGTTGGTTTAATGTCAGTATTCTGACCTAACGGGTCTCTACCAAATGGGTCGGCATCGGTTTTGTAAGTTCCACCTTCAGGAGGTCTTCCCGCGCCATCGAATCCACCTTCAGGCGAACCACCTTCATCATCTTGCTTTTGATGCATTGACGCAATATCATGTGCAGTTCCGAATGATTGGCCTGTTTTCACAGGGTCATTACCCTCATCTTCAATTTGAGTTTGTCTAAATCCAAGTTTCAAGTCATTGATAACTTTAGCTTGTTCCATCTTCCATTCATCATCTGACATATTGAAAATGTTTTTATACATCCATTCTTGAGATACCATTTTAAGGTCTTTCATATCACGAACCAATGAAACTTTTTCACTCCAAAGAGCCGCTTTCTCTTGTTCGTAGATGATAGATGGGTTGGTCAATTCTAACTCAAAGTTTACAAGGTCTTCGTTTTCATATCCTTGAGAGTACAAGTGTACAATTGCAATCTTGGTCAATTCCGACAAAGCAATCTTTTGGATTCTTTCCACGGTTCTAGCAAAACGAATATCTTGTTGTGCAAGTGTAGCTTTACCTTCTACACCTTCTTCATAACCGATGAAAGCTTTTGGAACTTTCAATGCGGCCATCATTCTATTCTTTAGGTATTCAATATCATCAATACCTGTAAACTCCATGCCACTTAATGAATCGATTTCAGTACCACTTTGACCACCACGAACTGGAAGATAGTAATCATCCAACATATTCATCAAGTTGAACTTGAGGTTGTAATCGCCGGTGTTTTGGTCAAGGTAAGGAACTTTCTTCATTTGGTCAATGATACCTCTCATATGGTTATCAACTTCACCAGGAGGAATGTTACCCACATCAATCTTAAAGATTCTTCTTTCAGGCGCTCTCATAATTCTATGAATCATCATAGCATCTTCCATAAGAGTCAATTGTTTCCAAGTCTTTCTTGCGCCTTCTAATAGTGAACGACCATAAGGTAGGAAGTTTGTGTCTGCCATCAAACGGAAATGTGCAATCTGATAGAACTCGAAGAATTCTGCGTTCTTATTTACGGTTGCACCATGAGCTGCGCCCATAGAACCTAATTTGAATCGTACTTCATATGGATTCTCGGGATTAAACCCTTCTTCTCTCTCCACTTCATATGCAGACATTGGTGATACGTTTACGATACCAACACCCTCTTCAATATCAAGGTGAAGGAAGTAATCACCATACTTGTTCATACCACGAATCCAAGCCCAAAGGTTGAACTCAATATTAAGTACATCGTAGAATAAGTTGTGAAGAATCTTCTTTATATTTTCATCTTGAGTTTTGATACGGATTACATCACCCATATCATTTTTAAGAGTACATTCATCCGAATAAATGTCAAGTACCGATGCAATGATGGAATCTTTATCCATTGCTTCATAATCAGTATACAACTCAAGTTTGTTTGAATGATAGTTGAACTGATTGTTGTATGTTTCCCAGTTTCTACGAGTGGTGTGGAGTCTACCAAATCTATCGTAATATGATGAGCCACGGAGGTTACCTTGGGATTGGAGTCGTTGGGTATCAATTGCTTGAGTATTACCCTTACCAATCCTACGAACAACAACCTGTGTGTTGAATAGTTTTTTTAACCTACCAAATAATGATTTATCAGCCATATTGTTATCTCACTTAAAAGTGTGTAGTTCTACAAAGTATAAATATACAAAAAATAAACTTAACTACCAAATTTAAAGTAACCAAGTTAAATCATTGTCATTACCACGTTGGTCTTTTTGCTTCCAAGGGTTTTGTCCATCGGTTCTACCAGAGTAAACGCCTGTATTAGATTTACCAATATGACCCAATGTGGTTCGTGTTAAATCCATACCTTGTTGTCTTAATTTAAGAGCCGTATCACGAACCCAAAGGCCAGTTGAGAATGAAATCACCAAATCATCATTATACCCCCGTTGTGCTTCAGCTCTTGAACCATTCCAAATGAATACAAACAACTCATCAATCAATCTCTTTGAACGAATAATTGGGGTTCGTTCTCTCATGTAGGTGTCGAGTTTTGAAATCACCAAAGGTCTTGTTCTTGAAGTCATAGAGAATCCAGGAACCATGTCATCTTTTCTTTTTAAATCCCAACCTTTACGAAGATGTACATCCTCATCGATATACCCCAACTCTCTATATGAATAATAAAGATTTTGATATTGTCTATCAATTACTTCTTGAATTACAGCCCAACCAATGTTTGCGTTTTCAATCACCAACATCGCATTGTTCCATTCGGATGCAACTGAAGTTAAGAATGCCCCATATTGTTTGGTTTCAATCTTACCTTTATATTCTGCCACTTGTTCAACAGTCTCCACATCAAAAACGTGAAATGCTGAATAGTCGGTTGAGTCACCCCGTGCGACATCAGCAACCACTACATAATCACGAGAATAATTTGGATAATCCCATAACCAATAGTTACCATCAAACCCTCGTTTTTCAAGTGGGTCTTTTACATAAGTCTCTTGATACCATTGTAATGTAGAACCTTCCACCACTGTATAACCGGATGAAATAAAGTCACAATCACATTCTTGGGCCGCACCTTTCTCACCAAGAAGTTTTGCTTGTTGGTCTCTCCATTGTTGGTTTCGTTCAGGATGAACAGTCCAATGAAGTTCCGTTGGATACCATTGTTCACCCTGACTGGCCTGTACCCATACTTTATGGAACCAGTTACCAACACCATTCGGAGTAGAGAGAACAATAGCACCACCACCAGTTGAAAGCGTTGATTGTGCAGATGTCCAAATCTCTTCTACATTATCAATAAATGCAGCCTCATCAATTACCAACAAAGATAGAGCTTCAGACCGACCAGCATCACCTGCCGCAGAAGTTGCTTTGATTTGTGAACCATTCTTCAGTCGGAGTGATAGTTTGTTATCTTCTTCAGTTTGACCCTTTAACCACGATGGTAAGTTTTGGTGCATAAAACGAACCTTTGTTACAAGATTCTTTGCAACCTCTTGTTTAGTTGCGATTACCAAAATATTTTTATCTTCGTGAAATAACATCAACCAAAGTGAATATCCGGCTGATAGTGTTGAGATACCCAATTGTCGAGACTTTAGAATTACATTGAAACGATGGTCGTTTACATTATGCATCAAGTCTTCTTGAAATGGATATAGATTAAATAGAATCTTACCTCGGTGGGGGTGTTGAATATAACAATACTTCCTAAAGAAATATACAGGGTCTTTAGCGCACTTAACCCACTCTTCTTTTATTAATTGTCTTAAATCCGGCATACATCTTTATAATAGAAATAGTATTGTAATTAAAGTAGCACCACCCGTACCACCTAAAAAGAGACCATTCCAAAACTGACCTCTTTTTTGTTTTTTAAGGGTTTTGATTTGAGCATCTCTTGATTCAATCAAATTATCTTTTTGTTGAATAATCTGGTCTTTACTTTCGAGTGCTACTGAAAAGTTTGCAAGTTGTTGTGATTGTAATTCAATCTTATTACTTTGTAGTGATACCAACTCTTGTGTAGTTGTCAATTCTTCTTGACATACATCAAATTGAGATTTAACAATCAATGCTTTTTTTACTGCACTTCTTGGGACTGTAATCAGACTATCAGTTGAAAGCGTTTGTGAAAGCAGCGATGAGGTCATCATCAGACATATCATCAAACTTATCCATTTGCTCTTCATATCGTTTTCTCAAATTAAGGAGTTGGGAGTTTTTACTATCAATCTCATTGTCAATTTCTGCAATCTGGTTACTTAATCCAAGATTGAGTTGGAGTAGTGAGTCTGCCTCACTCTCCAGCTTTTCAATCTGACTTAAATACTCTATTTCCTTCTCTTTTAACATTCGTTGATATTCCTTCTTGTAGGTATTACCTAAAAAGAATTGTTGGTAGATAAGGACACCTACCAAACAAACAATAACTAATTGAGTTGGATTGAGTTTTCTCATTTACTTTTTGGCTCTTGTAGATTTACCTCTACCTTTACCAGAGCCACTTCCGCTTGATTTAGCACCAGCTCCACGTTTTGGAGTAGACTTGCCCTTACCAGCACCACTTCCGCTTGATTTAGCACCAGCTCTACGTTTTGGAGTAGACTTGCCCTTACCAGCACCACTACCACTTGATTTAGCACCAGCTCCACGTTTTGTTGTTTTCTTAGCCGTAGGTTTACGACCTTTTCGTTTTCCACCTTTTGCAGCTTGTGCAACATCACCAATTTGTTCTTTTAAATCTTTAGCTTCTTCAAGAACATCTTTGAGTTCTTGTCTTACTCTTTTAGCTCTATGTTTTGTTTCAGTAACAACTTCCTCAACTTTATCTTCTACCTTGTTGTAAGTTTCAACAACTTTCTCATCGATAGTAGTTTTGTTGAGTAACCAGTTCCAAACTTTTTTTAACCAATTTTTCATAATTTTCTCTTTTTATTAAACTTATTGTTCCAATATAAATATAGAAACTAAATTTAATTAATTACCATTTACGACATGACCAATATCTGGCTTTCCATCTTGGACCAGGATTATCACAATTGTGTCTTGCTCTAAATGACTTTCTTGCTTCAGGATTATCTTTACGAATTCTCATCGTTCCCCCTTTAGCATCACCACCTTGACCAAAGTTTACTTTTACAACATTACCTTTGTCGTTCTTTACATAAACCTTAAACTTCTTAACATCACCTTGCATAATCTTACCAAGTTTAACATCTCTGCCTTGGTATTCTGCTTCGTTGATGTTACCTTTGTATTCTTTCATAAAGTTAATGAAGTCACGAGTTTCCTCGATGGTCTCTACATCATACTCATCAACCTCACCATAGTCTGATACTGTTGAAATGTAATCTTCTGCTTTTGTAATCAATGACTGAACCCAAGGTTCTAAATCACTTTTGTCACGAAGTTTTGTGATTAACTCCTGTGCTCTCTTAACAATAGTTTCAATTTGGTCTACGGCCATTTCAGCATCAGTCTCACTACCTTCTTCCAAGTAATCTTCTACTTTGAATGCCGATACATATGGATTAGATACAACTTGCCCCAACTCTGGAGTAAACCCATATTTCTCTTCCATAAAGTCTTTTACATTATGGTATTCTTCTCTGATTAATTCTTTGAGTTGCTTTTCAGTCATCTTACTTAAACTTTTTAATTAGTTTTACTTGAACTGAATTACCCGGCTTACCTGCGATTGCAGATACCAATGCCATTCTTTCTGGAAGTTTACCATTTTTAACATACTGATATACCGTTTCGATATCCAAATTGTTATCATCAACAAACTTTTGGATAGCATCTTTGTTCATACCAGTCAAACCACCAATTTCCATTGCGGTTCTTGATGCAGCTTCGTTGATTGATTCACCTAATGAACTACCATGTAGTTTATGTAATTGTTTGATAGTATTTGTATTTTTAAGTTCCATATGGTCACCTTCAAAGTCTACAAAGTAATACTTATCACCATCAACATATACATAATCAACACCCGGCATATATCCACCAAGTCCCTTAACCTTAATCCGTTTCATTCCTTTTAAGAATTTTTTAGTAGTAGGATTTACTTTAACTTCGTTTACTGATTCATCAACACCTTTGACCTTTTTTT